ATATATTTTTGAAAGTCATTAAAAAAAATAGTATGAAAACAGAATTAAGCTGGTCAGACGGTAACCCATTGTATTCTCCTGATGGAAGAACTGAAACTGAAAAAGGTGTTTGGTACACTGTTATTGATGGTAATTCTAATGACTCCAATAACTCCAATAACTCTAAAAGGACATACTTCTTTCCTGAATATCTCGTATCTCAGGATGTTTTAAAAGGGCGAAATGTTCAAGAGCTAAAAATACTGCTTGATAAAATAATATGAGAAAAAAAATTGGACTAACTGATAGATTTGGAAATGATGTGTATGATGGGGATATTCTTGATTTTGTAGGGTTTATTGTTGGCCGCGTTTATTGGAATGAAAATGCTCAAGAATGGTACCTGAAAGAGTTGACCAAAAGGAAAGAAGGGATTGATGTATCTCTTCAAGATAAAATAAACCGTTTTAAAGAATATTATGGACATCGCTAAACCCTTGCGCTATTTTTTGTTTATTGTATTGTGAGTTTGTAATAAAAAAAATCCACTAAAAATATGGAAACACCAAGCAAATTGGGCGCGGTTAAATTTAAGCCACACGAAACTAAAGATTGGGTAGAAGTTGGTTCTACTATTCACATCGACTTTGAAGAAGACGAAATAATCACTCAGCGTTTATTTCATATTGAACTAGGGAAGTATTTTAATAAACATGGGAAATACCCAGAAAAGGTAACTATGAGTCCTGCTCAATGGTTACACTTCCGCGCCGCTCTCGGTCTTTATGGTCTTGTAAAACAATACGAGTACATGGAGTTCATTATTGAACCTGTACAGGTTGTTGAGAAAGAGAAGACTCCTTCCAAAAAAACAGCAATGGAAGAGATGACGGACACTATTAACGTAGCCTAACCGTATGTCTCACTGTCTACTAAATGGAGAATCGACAGAGACATTTACTTTAGAAATTCCTCATGGAAAGATTACTTTAGAGGTTTATAAGATGAATCCTAATATGCTTTTTTTCTTAAAGGAGTATTGGAGAACGGTAGCTAAAACTTTGAAGACAAAGTATGGTTCTTGCCATATGGGAGTCTTAGAGCCACGTATTGAGGTTGATGGAGAAATGGTAATTGCCACGCCGCAGCTCATTTTTCTTTCTCGGCTTCATGACGTTAAGACTTTTGAAATGTATTCAACCCCTTCTAAGAAGTACGGAATCTACGCCGTTATCGGAGAAGGAGAAGATAAAAAAGAATTTCGCGCTATTTCTTCAAAGCACAAAGACGTAATGAAGCAATTCATCGAGTTTCTTGATGCTTTAGATTTTGTCGAGGCATAATGCATAAAATATTCATCGGCTTTAGGCTTGATGGAAAGTATGCTGTTCATGGGGAAATTCTTTTTAAGGATGACCAAGTAATAAAGTCTAATGACCCAGAACTCTTTAATAGAATCCGCATACACGATATTCTTCCAGAAAATGAATTTCAAAACTTTGTTAAATTTATTAGAGACTTAAATGGAAACGACCCCTTCAGCGATGACTCCAATGACCCAAGAGCAGATAGAGGCGGCGATAGCTCTTTCTAAAGAGAATCTTATTGACTTCTGTATTACTACAGATAATAGGTTTGAGCCGTACTGGCATCACGAAGAACTTGCTAAAGCTCTTGAGCGCGTTGAACGCGGAGAACTAAAACGCCTTATTATCAACATGCCTCCTCGTCATGGAAAATCCATGCTTACGACCGAAAAGTTCCCTACCTGGTATCTTGGTAGGCATCCTGAAAAAGAAGTTGTTGTAGCGGCTTATTCAGCAGAACTAGCAGAAACCTTTGGGTTTAAAAGCCGTGACATCATGCAATCACAGGCCTATAAAGCTATTTTTGGCATATCCCTTCGTGAAGACTCAAAAGCAAAAGACCACTGGATGACTTCTAAAGGTGGTGGTTATCGCTCTGTTGGTTTCGGCGGTTCTCTTACTGGTCAGGGTGCTGACTTAATGATTCTTGATGACCCAATTAAAAACTCCGAAGAAGCTGAATCGCAAACTTTTCGTGATAAACAATGGGCATGGTATATATCCACGGCTTATACACGTCTCCATAAAGGCGCTCCTGTTGTTTTAATTCTTACCCGATGGCACATGGATGACCTTGCTGGCCGTCTTTTAAAGATGGAGGAAGAAGGCGGTGACCATTGGGAGGTCATTAACTTCCCAGCAATAGCTACTCAAGACGAAAAATTCAGAAAAGTTGGCGAGCCTCTTTGTGAAGACCTTTTCCCATTAAGTGAACTAGAGCAGAAGCGTAATGTGTCTGGACCATATTACTGGAGTGCAATGTACCAGCAAACTCCAATATCGGCTGGTAATCAGGAGTTTAAACAGGACAATTTTCATTACATATCAGAAGAAGAAGTCTTAAAAAAGAATACTCGTAGATTTATGACTATTGATACCGCTGTCTCTAAGAAGGCAAGCGCTGACTATACAGGTATTACTTTGAACTTTGTTGATAAAGAAGGAATGTGGAATATCATGACATGGAAGCGCCGTTTTTCCCCTAAAGAGTTAATGGACTTCATCTTTCAGATTTGGGAGAAGTATAATGTGGAGAAGATTGGAATTGAAAAGACCATGTACTTGATGGCTCTCAAAGAATACTTTAATGATGAAATGCGCAAAAGAGGTAAATTTCCTCACATAGTAGAACTTCAACATAATCAAATGAACAAAGAAGCCCGCATTAGAGGAATCCTCCCCTATTACGAGTCTGGAACAGTCTGGCATATAAAGGGTATGTGTGAAGGACTTGAAGAAGAACTTCTTACCTTTCCTCGTGGAGTACATGATGATGTTTGTCTTATTGGAGACACTGGAGTTTTAACTAAAAATGGAAATGTAAAAATAAAACACGTTAATGTTGGTGACTATGTTTTAACAAGAAGTGGTTATAAAAAAGTTCTCTGGAGTGGCGTGACTGGAATTAAAGATATTATTACTAATATTGGAATTACAGGAACCGCTAATCATCCAGTCATTACCACTAAAGGAATAAAAGACTTGCAGTATGTTAATGAGTCTGATAAACTATACATATGGAACGAGAAACTATTATCTATCGAGGAAAGAAATTTCACCGATACCCAGATTCAGAAAGAAGACAACACAGAGTTTATTTCTGGGGACATTTCAAAAACAACGAACCTCCAATTTCCCTGCATAGGTATATTTGGATTGAAACGCATGGTTCTATACCTGAAAAAATGCATGTCCATCATAAAGATGGGGATACTCTCAATAATTCCATTGAAAATCTTGAAATCATATCAGCATCAGAACACGCAAAACACCACTCAAGAACAGCTGAATCAAGAAACAGAGCAAGTATCAATGCTATTAAAAATAATAAGAGAATGCAGGAAGCTACTAAAATCTGGAGAAATTCAGATAAAGGAAAAGCTTGGCACTCAGAACACGCAAAAAATTCGGTCAACAAATCAAAAGAAATTGTCTGTGTTGAATGTGGAGAATCAGCAATTAAAAATTCAGGAAATGCAAGATTCTGCTCAAGAAAATGTAATGGGAAATTTTCGGCCAGAGAGTTTAGACGGAAAAATCCAGGTTACTATAAAAAGAAAGGTATATAACCTAAAAGTAGAAGATGCTCATGAGTTTTTTGCTAATGGTGTTTTAGTGCATAATTGCGACTCTTTAGCCTATCAAAAGTTTCTTGTTGCTAAACCAAATGAAGAGAACTACAAAAAAGTCCACGTTTTCAAACAAACTAGTTTTAAATAGTTTCTCAAACAGTTGACACCTTTGAGTAGAACCATCTACCTTTACAATATCAATTAAACTTACATCATGGCTAAAAAGAAAGTTGAATACGAAGAGTCCGAAGAAGATTCTATGGATTCCGATGGTTCACAGGAAGAAACTTTAAAAGCTATTAAAAAAAAGCAAGCTGACCAAGCAAAAGTCAGTGATTTTATCAGCCGTAATTCTAACGGTACTGTTTATATTACAGATAAAGTTTCCTATAACCTTAAAGACATTATCGAGGACAATCATCGTCTCTATAACTCACAGTACGAACAACCACTTGATAACACTGGTCTTGAGAAGATTTTCTTCAACATTGGTTGGATTATGTATCGTACTGTTTTTTACTCTTCTGACATTGACCAGAAAGATTTACAGATGCGAGCAACTAACCCAAACGCCGTTGGCGGAGTAGCCCTTGTTCGTATGGCTGTTGAGAACTACCTTTCCCGTATTCATTTTGGAAAGACGATGGATGAGATTCGTGCTTACATGATTGCTCATGGAACTGCTATTACCAAAGTAGCTCATGGTGAACCAATGCTCGTTGACCTCCGTAACGTTATTCGCCCACCACACATTGAAAACATACAAGACTCTGGAGTTTGTGAACGTGTCTATTACTCTTACGAGGAAATGATGGAACTTACTGTTGATGATGCAGCAAAAGAGTACATTCATGAAATGTGGGAAAGGATGCAAAAAGAGAACATTTACATGTTTCCAGTTTACGAGTTCTGGCATCAGTTTGAAATAAATGGAAAGCTTCAAAAAGGTTGTCAGCGTTGGCTTGACTGTGAAATGCTCATGGCCGAAAATCAACAAACAAATCAAACAATGTGGGAGCCTTATTGTTTCCTTGATGAATTTAAGACTCCATACAAAAAGCGCCGAACCTCACGAGCAATGACTAAAAAGTTTGGAGAATACGAAGACATCTATCCATACATGCAGATGAACTTCATTGATGTCCCTGGCCGATGGCTCGGATTCGGTACGTTTGAGCTTCTTAAAGGACTACAAGTTTATTACAACGAAAAGTGGCATCTCTATCGCAAGAAAGATATTCTTGACCTTAGAGGTATATTTAAACACCAAAAGGGTGTATCTAACGCTTCCCTAGAACAACGATTCCTTGATGCTATGGAAACAGGAGCATTTATTGACCTTGAACAAGATGAGAACATTGAACGTCTTATCATTGATATGAAGACTGGGGAGTTTGTAGCTTCTATTGATAAAATCATGGAATTGGCGCGTCAGATTATTGGTGTTACCGCGCAAGGTATCGGACAAGACATGCCATCTACCACTACCGCAACTGTTGGTATTCTTAACCAGAAGTCACAACAAACTACTTACGATTACGTTATTGAAAGATGCAGTCATGGATTCACCGCCCTCTTTGAAGATTTCTACATGGCTACTATTCTTGAGGAAATCTCAGAAGAAGAGATGTTCCAGATTGTTGGTGACCCATCTGAACTTCGTGAACTTGACAATCATTTTATTGAAAACCAAGTCAATACAATGGCTCATGAGTTCAAAATGCAGAATGGTTTCTATCCACAAGCAGAACTCGTAGACTCTTGGAGGGATGAGATGAAGAGCAAACAAGAAACGTTTGGAGACATGCGTTTTGCCGAACTTAAAAAAGATGTTATTGAGGCTATTCCTTTTACTATCCAGTTCTACGTTAACAACGAACGCTTTGATAAGGGAGTTATGATTCAGAATCTTACCAATCTCAAACAGTCAGGAACATTTACTGGCTCTATGGAGAAACTTGATGAAGCTATTCTTGACCTTATTGGACTCTCTGGCCGACAGTTCCGAAAGACTAAAGCAGAGAAAGAAGCTGAGATGGCTCAAATGGCACAAATGGAACAAATTAAAGCTCAAGCTGGTGGACCTATGAATACTCCAGCCCCTCTTTCTGATGCTCAACAATTTGGAAACACATCATCTCCAGTTTCTCAAAGTGCTTAATCTCTTGACACCTAATTCTTATGGCTGACATAGTACAATTGAACGAAGGAAAGAAACAGGCAGAAGAAAGTGCTCGTCTACAAAAAGAAGCTTTTGCAAACGCAAAGAAAGATTACATAGACAAACTCAAGAAATCGCGCCAATTCCAGAAGTTCGTTATAGAGCCGTTTGAAGAGGAAATTAAAAAGCTCGACAGCGTGAAAGGAATACCA